TTTCCCTTTCTTCTAAGATTTTATTTGTGATCTCAACTCGTTTCATTATCTCAATACTTTGTTTATTCAACTCCTCCTGAGTCATTTGTTTTTCTTTCTCACCGAACCATTGCGACACAAATTGTTTACCATGCAAAGGCTTACCTGCCAGATTCTGATGTATAGCTGCTATATAAAAGGCAACTTTAGCGAAACTCATATCATCATTCTTTCGTCTGTTAAAAAACCCCTTTTGCATTAAAAAGAAATCTTCTAGCTCCATATCATAAAAAACTTCAGGCATCAAGCCGAGCCAACCGAAAGCAACCTCTTTCAACCACTCTAGTGTCGTTGGCTGCTCTATGTCAGTTGGCTCACTACCTCCCCCGGTGCAACACCATTTGATCTTATGCTATTACTATACTTTACAAAAACGTCATTAATAAAAGAAGTGTCTGAATCTAAAACAGCCTCAAATATTTCATCCTTAGTCATTAATGGCTCTATCTTATTCTTAATACATTCTGCGTAATAACCAGCATAAACAATACCTTGAGTTACCTCAACCAACTTAACTGTATCAAAGCCGTCTGAAAATGTAAGTAAGTCTTTGCCAGTTGATTCTTTAAATAGATTGTAAAAACGACCTATACCAAAATTTAATGTAAGCTCCCTCTCATTGAGAGTGACATTTATTTTTTTACTCATAATTCATATTTTAAGATTCATCAGCCTCTGTGGTATCAACAGTACCTGTTATTTCAAATGTCCAATCAAAGGTCAAAGATCCTGCTGCTGGCGCCTTTGGTGCTACATTAGTGAAATATCCAATACCTCTTATTAGTACCGCAGCACCTGTAGCTACAGAACCAACAGCAAGGTTTACCATCCTACCTTCAAGTTGTGTCTGAGCATTACACAGATCAAGTACAGCGGCAAGCGATGCTTGTGCAGATGTGGGGGCTGTATTAGCCGCTCCAGTACCGTTAATTGTAGCACCAGGAACGCCAAGAGCTTTGATCTGTCCACACTTAGTTACAAGTGTACTTACATCTGAACTAAGCGTACCATTAAGGTCTGTTTCGCATACAAGAGTTTTCCATGTGCTTGCAACACCTGCAACAAGTTTGTACTGAAACACTACGTTGTTCGCTAGAAAGTCATTAGTTGCCATTTGTTATCATTTTTTAAGTTGTTTGAACAATTCTATTTCTATATCTAACTATCTTTCGATAATATTTTTTACCTGATGAAACCTCTTCAAATCCGGTACTCGTTTCCATTAGTACATGAACGATCTGCATACCTGATTGAGCGCTCAAGTTGTGAATACCGGGGGTTGAATTTATAAGAGCCTTTATTTGGTTGTCTATTACAGCCGACACACTTCTATCCGTTGCTATCTGCATTGAAGTGACTATATCAGTTATAATAATTTCATCACTCCTGAATGATTGTTTAGTATCGTCTGATGAATTTGATTCCCATCTTAACTCAACATAGTTACCTGTTTCGGTCTCAGGCACACTACCTTCTTTATAAACAGGTACAGATATATGACCGTCTAATAAAGCCATCCAACTATCCATCAATTTGTCATCTACTGCGATCATGTTAATCAATTATCGTTTTTAATGTTTCTCTAAACCGCCTAAATAAATCTCTCCTTACTGGAGCAATTTGCTTAAAGAAAAACGGATGAGGCTTAACGCCAAATCTTATTATATGCCATGCAATAGCTTCAGCAGCTTGAACTAAAGTGTCTTGTTTCTTCTTACTTAATGTTACCCTGCCAGCAGTTATTGAGCCCCGATATTTTCCTCCTATTCCTTTTCTCTTTACCCAATCCAAAATATTATTTAAGAAATCGTAATAATTACCTCCACTTGGTCCTCCTTTGAATTGAGAAGAATCAATACCGGGTATAGATTTAAAATTTCTCTTAGTACCAAACTCCATAGGAGCAGAATATTTTGAACCACTTATAACTTCATAAGTCAGCCCTTCTCCTTTCTTAACTGTTATCTGCGATCTTAAAAACCCCACATCAGCCGGAGCATCATTGATGGCCAAATCCCTAAACTGATCCGCTGCTTCACGAATACCTGTTTCAGTTTCCTTTCGTAACTTCTCAGGTAGTTTATTAAACGTATCCTGAAACTGTTTGAATCCTATTAAATTAACCTTCACCATTTATTAACCAGTTAAATCGTTTTTCTTGTATGCGTTCAATATCTGTTATCGAATATCTTTTCTTTAAGTATACAAGTTTCCATGTACTATCAATCTGCCAATCTGGACGGAAACGGATCTTAAATGTTCTTGTTTTATTCAATCTTGTTTGCCCCTGACTGTCTGTTCTTACTCCTGATGACTGAACAATTTCAGCCCATAGGTTATAAATATTTTGCACAGCTTCTTTCATATTGCCGTTTACATCTTTAGAAGCACCCCATTTTTCAATTCGTATTTGTGTTTTAGGTAAACTCATATTATAACCGTATTCCTTGAATATTTACTTGATAACTTATAGGCCATCTTACCAGCGCCTTCCTCATCACCACGATATTCATATAAATAAGCAACAATCCTCATTATGTCAATCTTAATAGCAACAGGCATTTGATCGAAGCCAGCCGTATAAGTTATTGTCATATTCTTAAAACATGGGTGCTTTAAATATTTCCACTTATTACCAACTATTTTGTAAGATGTGCTTGAAATATCGTTCCCATCCTCGTCGGTTAAACTAATAATATCTAACACCGGCCCGTATGGTATTTCAATCATACCACATTGATTGGTTAACACAGTCTCCCATGTTTTCGCTACTATTGTAATACCTGCCTTCTCTTCTACAAGTTCCCTTGCTCCCCTTATTAAATCAGCCAGTAACGCATCATCACCTGTAAAGTTTGAAAGATTATCTGAAGTTGATTCATCAAAATCAATATAGCCTTCTAGTCTTAAATAATCCTTCATCTCTTCGATTGAAACAGGCTCTTCGAATACTCCTGATTCATCCGTAATATCGAGTGATGATATGACTGCGTTATAATTCATAAATGGCTTCTAAATTCAATTACTTGTACTTTACCATACTTGACATTAGCCCCGTTTACTGCCTTCGCCTGCACTCTCCAAACCCCAGTAACATCAACGTCACCGGCTTGTACATTATAATAAACAATGTCATTACTTATTGTGCCAGTCCACGAACCAGTTACTCTATTTGGTTTAATATATAATATAGTTCCGGTGAACAATGAAATATCATCATCGGTATCTAATGAAAGTCTGAATGTTTGTCCGTTAAAGAGCATTTCTATTAATTATTCGTGAACTTAATCGTAATTCATCCGGCTGTATATCTGATCCGGTATTTACATTTGTCATTCCTGAACTTAAATTAGCATCCGTTATCTCTGACCCCTCATTTACATTCGTCGTAATCCTGCTATGAAACATTGCAACCTCGTTTTCTATTACAGGTAACGCTACAAGGAAATTACCAACCATATACTCAACCGGTAATGAATGACGTTTTCTTATTATCGGCTGTTGTGTAGTTTGCCACCAATCAGTGATCAATATATTTCTTGGTACTTCAACAAAATATTGCCCGAATCTTGCGTCTCTGAATTTTACAATTCTAGGTTGGTTAGTTTCTTTAAACCATTTATCTAATGTTACAAGTTCTTGTACTGTTATAGAAACAATAGAATAATCCTGTGTGTAAATCCTGGTTAATAATCTTCTTACAGGTTGAGATTGTTGCTGAATCCAGTCGAATACTTGTGCGGGTGTTTCAAATCTGAATTTTCCCGCTGCTTGTCTTGTGGTCTTTCTTAATATAGGTTGCTGAGTGATCTGCCACCATTTATCTAACGTTATAATTTCGGCAGATATAATAGCAAGTTCTGTTCTTGTTTCACCCGTATTAACGTTGCGTACCTTAGTTATTCTAGGCTGTTCAGTTGGTAAGAACCAATCAGAAACAAATATATCTCTTGGAACCTCGAAACGTGATTCACCATAACGCTGTTGACGAAGTTTACTAAAGTATGGCTGTACTATATTCTGATTCCAATCGTCTATGAATATTGTTCTAGGTAATTCAAACCTGCTTTCTCCGTATCTCTGCTGTCTTATCTTACTAAAGTATGGTTCTGAAATCTGCCGCCACCATTTATCAACGGTTATTACCTCTGTAGATACTACTTCTGTTCTTGCTTCGCCTCCCAGTAATTGTCTTGGTTTATTTCTTACAGGCTCACACGCTTGTTTAAACCAATCAGATAATAATATTGTACGAGGAAGTTCAAATCTTGTTTCACCCGCTGTCTGCCTTGTTACTTTTCTTAATACTGGTTGCTGTGTTGGCTGGAACCATTTATCTACCTTAATATCTTCAGCAAAATTTATAGTTGGGTGCATGAAAAATGCACCTGCTAGAATTGCTATTGATAATGCTTTTCTTAATACCGGGTTCGGGTGATCCTTATACCATTTATCAATAGTAATAGTTTCACTCACCGAATCTTTATGAAGCGGCTCTGCAATACCCTGATATATTAAGTGTCCATTTCTCACGGAAGCTTTATATTATTTTTTTGACCTGATTCGGCTACCAATGTTCTGCCGAAATAAGGCTGTTGTGTTTCTTCATGCCTATATCTAAATTCATCAAACTCCGCCTCTATCATTATACAATCTAAATATTGGTCGGGGTTTGCATCTACAGAAGCAGGGGAACCAAAACGAACTCTAAGATTATTAAAATTTCCCGCCCCGCTTAATGTCCATGCTCCACCATTAGCTATATTAGCCGCATAATGTTTTCTTGCGTATGCTACTGTAGTAACACCAATAACGCCAGTAGCAGTATATAAAACATTTGTCGTTCCGTTATCATTCATCCGTATCTCCATATTACCCGCCGTTGCTCCTGCCTGATGGTAGCCAGCAATTATATCAACTGCTCTTGGTGCTACTGTTGGAGTACTAATACCAGAAGCTGGACCAAATATGCACTCTACATAATCTGTTGCATTAGGAGGAGCAATCATGTTTATCCAATCAACAGAAGCTCCTGATTCAAGTGGTACATCGTCTATTAACTGAAAGGCTGTTGTAGTAGCGTTTAAAATATCTGTTCCTGTTAGTGTTCTTTGAAAGTCTGCTGTTCCTGCCACATTATGAGTACCATCAGAAGTTGGTACAAAGTGATTTATATATCCTGCTCCTAAAGGAAAGTCAGCGAGAGTAGAAGAAGCAATAATATCATCAAAATTAATATCACAAGTTTTAGCACTAAAAGTTGCATCAGACCCAATAAATATATTTGTCATTGTGTTTGCTGCAGCGGCATTAGTAGCTTGACCGCAAGCAACACCATCAACGCTTACATTAATGAGCCAGGGATTAGCACTCATGTCAATAGAAACATCAAGTCTATACCAAGTCTGGGCGACAACATCAATTCCAGTTGCTCCAACACTTTCGTTTCTCCCAGCATATATTCTTGTAGCACCAATCCCTCCAGCATTACCATCTAATATTGCTCCGCAATAATTTCCAGTAAAAAATCCTGATAGAATATGAAGCTTACTTGATGGTATTATTGCACCATTAACTCTAAAATAACCTCTGATAACAAGTTTATTTGTTGATATAGTAATTGATGTAGCATTTACTCCTGTTCCTGAATTTGATTGAATTCTTAAAGCTCTTGCACCAGATCTTACATTGGATGTAACAAAAGTAGCATTTGCTCCTAAAGTCCAATGAGGATTAGCTAAACCGCATTCAAAACCACAACAAAAAACAGGTGTCATTTAAGTATTTTTAATTTTCCTTT